ATGCGCCGCATGATACGACAGCGAGCAATGAGTACGGCGGGGGCATTTTGATTGCCGGTGATATGGCAAAAGGTGCCGCGCTCGGATACTTTGGGGGGGTCGACGTGGTGATTAATCCTTACGTTTTCGATTTGGAAAATCAGGTAAGAATCAGCATCCATCGGCACTTCGACTGTGACACATTGCAGGCCGGCGCGCTTCACGCACGCTACAATGACGGCATTGCATAAGGCGACACCACACAAGTTGTTGAAAGGGGGCACCACTATGGTGCCCCTTTTTACTTTGCAGATATGCAGTTGACTTACACAGGTTCCCACACGTATGACGACATCATCACTGTGGCCCAGATCAAAGAGCACCTGAGAGTGACACACAGCCTTGAGGATGATTTGATAACAGCCATCCGCGTGGCCGCCGTCAACTACATTGAAAACCTGTGCAATGTCAAACTGTGCAGCTTCACGGCCGTGGGCCACATGCCTGCATTCCGTTCGACGGTCATTCCCGTGGGGCCGGTCACCGCTATCACTTCGGTGAAGTATGAGACCGACAACGCGGGCACCCTTGCCACCCTTGCCGCAAACAATTGGCACGCGGCCACCGATGTAAAGCCGGCGCGCATTGCGTTCAGCGATTACAGCGAACCTTTTGAATTTGCGTTGGAACCGGTCAAGGTCAACATGACTGTGGGCTATGCACAGGGCACGATTCCCGGCACGCTTATTCATGCCATTCGTTTGCTGTGTGCGCACATGTATGAAAACAGGCAAGATGAAGTCATAGGAACCGTTACAAGCCGGCTGCGTCTGGGCATTGATTCGCTTGTGAGCGGTGAACGCATTATCATCAACGCATGAAGGGCGCCGGTAGACTCAGCGAACCGGTGACGATTCGCACCACCACCACAGCGGTGGACGCATACGGCCAACACGTGACTGACTCAACCACGTCAACGGTGTTTTGGGCTGAGGTTATTCCGGCAGGCAGCGCGGCCGAATCAGTCAAGGCCGCCCAGATCTACCCTGAACGCTCGGTGACATTTATTGTGCGCCATCCAAACCCCACCAACAGCGGCAGTGGGTACACGTTCAACGAATCAGATGTGTTGATCTGGGACGACAACGAACATGACATCATCGGCACGGCGGTCATCGGTCGCCGCGACGGGTTGCGCATCTATTGCAAAAGGCGCGGCACCACCAATGTCTAACACTGCGCGAAGCCTTGGACACGTGCAGGGGTTGGATGACCTTTCACGTAAGCTGAAACAGCTTGCACGATACGGCGCAAGCAATGAAAAGGAAATTAACAAAGCCCACAGGCAGGTGGCAAAGATTGGGGTGAAGGCTGTGAAGCAACAGATAACCAACTACCCATCTTTAATTAAGGTGCGGCGTGGGGACCGAAAGAATAAGGGCAAGCGCGGGCCAAGCTATGACATTAAAAGTGGCAACCTAAAAAGGTCCATCGGTGTCAGCACCAACGTGGTCAACAAAATGAATGTTTTGATTGTGCCACGCAGTGGCATGGTGGCACGCGAACGCAGGGCACCACAGAAAGGCGCGCTGTTGAAGAACGACGGCTATTATGCACACATGGTTGAAATGGGTGTGAAGCCAAGTTCACAGGCCGGCTTCAGGGGTTTTGTTGGTGGCAAAGGCACAGCGGTGACAGGTCCAAAGAATAAGGGATTTTTTTCCAAGGGAATCAATGCAAGCATGTCAGCCATGCAACAGGAATTTGTCAGAGTCCACAGAAAGATGTGGAGCAAACAGGCCAAGTAATGGAAGCAGGAAAAGTGATTTACAATTTGTTGTCCGGCAGCACTGCCGTTCATGCCATCTGTGCGGACCGAGTATATCCAGAGGTAGCGCACCAAACCGACACCATGCCCTTTGTGGTGTACACTATCGAAAGCGCAAACCCATCAGGCACCAAGTCAGGCGGCAGCACCATCGATGTGGTTCAGTTCGATGTTGTCTGCATGTCAAAAGACTATGCGCAATGCATGGATCTGGGCACGGCCGTCCGTGGTTCCCTCGACCGCATTGGGGGAATGATTGGCGGCGTGCCTGTGCAGTCCATAGACTTTCAAAGTCAAGGCGTGGATTATGACTATTCGACAGACGCACACGCCATTGTGCAGACGTATCAGATGCGGTTGCAGTTTACGGGCACGGTCAACGAGTACGCCGCTATCTATACGCGGCCCACTTACGAAGTCATCGAAGCAATCATGTCGCCACAGCAGATGCAGGGTGGCAGCAGTGAAGTCACGTTCAGTGGCGCGTCAACCTTTGTGGTGCCCTTCAGTGTCGAATACATCAATTCAACCGCAGACTTTGGGTTGAACAGTGGCAGTTGGATTGACGTGACCGGTGACGGGTACTATCGCTTGACCGCCTCGATAACCTTCAGCGCGGGCAACCAAAACCTAAGCCCACACATCTGGTTCCAGATTGGCACGCGTACCGGCAACAGCCACGGCGTGGCGTACATCAAAGGCCAAAGCCACCACGCGTCTGCGTGCATTTCTGAGATGACAGAGATTGATGGACCCACGCGAATTTTTGTGATGGCCAAAGAGGACACTGACAGTTCACATGATGTGTCATTCGAGTATGCCACCTTCAGCATTGAAAGGGTGGTGCAAAGTTGACGGCACGTGTTACATTTCAGGCATGGAATTCATTGCACAGAATTGGGGTGAACTACTTATCGCCGTCATGCTATTTGCCAAGACGGTGGTGAACATGTTGCCAGACTCAGCAGAACAGCCCCGAAAAATTTTCGGGTATGTTGACCTGTTGGTAGATGCGATTGTGGCAAACAACAAACGAAAGAAATAAATGGCCGTTATGAATGGAACCGCCGTGCTTGTCACGGTTGGAGGTGTTGACATCAACCTGTTGACCGAATGCAGCATATCACTGAACCGTGAGGTGATGGATACGACAAACAAAGAAAGTGGTGGATTTAAAAGCGGCTTGCCGGGTTTGATGTCTGGGTCAATCAACTTCAGCAGTTTGCACGATGAAAGTGCTACCTACAATTTGCAGGAATTATTCACGGCGTGGTCAACTGCAACACCCACCGCATCAATCAAGTTCACCACCGAGGCCACCGGTGACTTTGAATTTTCTGCGTCTGGCATCATCACAAGCCTTGAACAGAACGCAGGGACTGAAGACAACGTGACCATTTCCGGCACGATGGAGCTGACAGGTGCCATTACATACACAGTCATTTCGTGACAGTTCCAATTCAACTTGACGGCCGCACCTTCCACCTTCGTGCAAGCATGGCCGCACTTCGCGCCGCAAAGAATCAGGACGGCATTGAACTTCACACCTTGGACACTGACCCGCTCGGTGTTGTGGTGTTGGCGTATCACTTCGCGTGTGCCGGCGCACTGACGCAGGGCAATGAATTGAAGTTGACCTGTGCAGAGTTTGAAAACTTGGTGACCGCATCTGATCTGGAAGACATCACCAAAGCGATGGAACAATTGATGACCGCACCCGGAAAAAAAAAGTGACGGCGAAGGTCAGGCGGTGACAATCGACGACATGACATCAATGGGGTTGGGCTGTTTGAAGTTCAGCCCCATTGTTTTTTTTGATATGGATTACCATGATTTTTGTTTGGCTATGGACGGCCACAATGAAAGTCAGGAAGTCACTGAACAGATGGCATGGGAACGCGCGCGATGGTTGGCCGCCGCGTTGCTGTCACCGCATGCCAAACCCGGCAGCAAAATCACACCACTTGATCTGGCCAAGTTCCCATGGGATGCTGACCGCAAACCTTCACAAAGTAACTTGACAGAGGCACACAACATGTTGATGTCAATTGCAAAACCGAAAAAATGAGACTGTCAGAATTGTTGGTGTCCATTGGTCTGGAGGCCAAAGGAATCAGGAAACTTAATCAGCAATTGGGTGAAACTGAACGCAACTTTAAACGTTCGTTTGGCAACATCCAGAAAAGTGTTCAGGCGTTTGGTCAGAACATGACGCGCATGGTCACGCTGCCCCTTGCCGGCTTGGCGGTCGGTGCCATTAAAGCCAACGCCGATCTGGAAAAGTTGGAAGTTGGTTTTATCAGTTTGACCGGCGGCGCAGAACAAGCGGCCGCGATGATGTCCAACCTGAATGACTTCACTGCACGAACGCCATTCCAGATCGAACAGGTGGCCAACGCTGCACGGCAATTGATTGCGTCAGGCACAGAGGTCAACCAAGTCAACGAACAGTTGCAGTTCCTTGGTGACATCGCTGCCACCTCAAGCAAGCCGGTGGAAGAATTGGCGGCAATCTTCGCCAAGGTTCAGGCAAAAGGGAAGGTGGAATTAGAAAGCCTGAACCAATTGGCTGAAAAGGGTGTGCCAATTTTTAAGGCTTTAGCTAAAGCCACAGGTTTGCCGGCGAGTGAACTTGGTGCCGGTGCTGTCAGCGTTGAACAGTTTAACACTGTGTTGGCAAGCATGGCGCAGGAAGGTGGTTTTGCTGATGGTGCAATGAATCGCCTAAGTCAAACGGCGTCCGGCAAATTCAGCACGGCATTGGACAACTTAAAGCGTGCCGGCGCGGAATTAGTTGAAAGCCTGATGCCGCACATCCATGCATTGTTGGACTTCCTGACGCGCATGGCACAGGGCTTCATCAATATGTCTGCTGAAGCAAAGTCAGCGGTGTTAATTGTGGCCGGGTTGCTTGCCGCAGCCGGTCCGATAGCCATGGCCATTGGTGCGCTGATGCCAATCATTGCCGGCATCACCGGGCCTGTGGCTTTGGTGGCCGCTGCCTTTGGTGCGTTGGCCATTCTCATTGTCAGAAATTTTGAGGTGGTCGAACCTGCCATCATCAACCTTGTCAATGCTGTCATTCAATTTCAAAACAAGACCAAAATTCTTGGCCTTGTGTTCAACGTGGTAAAGACTGGAATAGTCCAAGCGTTGAAGTTCATTGAAATGCAATTTCAAAACTTGATGACCTCACTCAGTGCGGTTGGCCAAGCTGTACAGAAAGCATTTGGCCGTGACTTCAGCGGCGCACGTGACGCGCTCAGTAATGCGGCCGCAGAGAATCGCGACCGAATGATTCAATTCGGATTGCAAGCCGGTCAGGACTTTGCCACTGCGATTGATGACGCGATGAACGCCGAACCCATTGCCGAAATGGAACCGGGTGCCATCAGCGCATGGGTGGAAAAAATCAAATCAGACATATCAAGTGCCTTCAGCGGTGGATCTGGCCCGGTGTCAGTTGCTGTGCAACCATCGACAGGCGGCGAAGGTGAAGCGGCAGCGTCTGGGCCTGAGTCTTTTACGGCCATGGCACCATGGTTCATGGATGCCAATGCAATGGCGGCCGCTGATGAACGCGTTATGAAGATGTCCAACACCATGAAGGCACTTGGGGAACATATGGCGCAAATTGGCGGCGCATTTTCAAACGCGTTCACGTCTGCCTTTAATACCGTGTTGGAAGGTGGGGACGAAATGAAAGAGCAACTGACAAACATTGGCCGTCAACTATTGATGAACCTGATGAAGATTGCAGTTGGCAACGCCATCGCTGCCGCGTTCAGTCCTTTGTCAGCAGACAACGCCGCCACCGGTGGTCTGGCCGGTATCGCGAAATCATCATTCCTTCAGGGCTTAATTCCGTCGATGATGCCAAAACTTGCACGCGGTGGATTGGCTTATGGTCCCACCACTGCCATGGTCGGTGACAACATCGGCGCACGTGTTGACCCGGAAGTGATTGCACCACTGTCCAAACTGAAAAGCATGATGGGCGGCCAACACATGACCGGCCGCGTCAGTGGGCGTGACATTCTTTTGACTTCAGCGCGGGACCGCAACAGGTCGCGCCGCACATATGGTTCATTTGCATTCTAATGGCGAAACGTATCAGGGCACAATTCCAAACCGAGCGCAGCGGGCAGGTATGGACAATCTTAATTCATGACACTGAACACAGCGGTGACGTGCATGATATGACGTTGGCACCGCCGGGGTTTTCTCTGTCCTATGCCGGCGGGGAAGATATTTTCCACCCGGTCATTCCGTCCACGCTCACGCTGCCATTTGTGTTGACCGACAGCACCGACAGCACCTTCATTGAAGATTTGATGTCGGCCAATGAAGGCCGGTTCAGGGTGGTGGTGCGCAAAGGTGACGGCGACAACACTACACTGTGGTGGGTTGGTGTCTTGACCTTGGACAACATCACAATTTCGGACG